CTACGATAACCGCGCATTCAACATGGCTATCTGTTCGTCGTTCATGTCATCAATCCACATACCGTAAATTTCATACACCATCTGCGCAGTTTCATGCCCCATTTGGCTGGCTATAAATGCCGGGTTCGCTCCTGCCGTCAACAGCCAGCAGGCAAAAGTATGCCGCGTATGGTACGGATTACGGCGGCGAATACCAGCACGTTTTACTGCTGCATTCCACCTTGCCCCCAAACTGCTTACCGAGTAATAAGGTTTTTGTTTTCCGTTACACACCCTGGGCATGAAAACAAAATGCAGTTTTTGCTTTTCGGTTCTGCCGTACTCCCGATGATAAAAGGTGATTTCGCTTTTGCGATGATGCCCGGTCAGTTTGTATTGCTCCTTCAGTGCTTCAAGAGCAGGCTGCAGTAGTGTTACTGTTCGGATCCCGGCATTTGTTTTTGGGGGACCGAACATATCAAGTATCGTCAGGTTTCTTCTGACATTCACTATTCCCTTTTCGAGATCCACATCCTCCCACGCCAGAGCTGCCAGTTCCCCGTGACGAAGTCCTGAGTAAACGGCAAATTTCCACAAGTTCTGGCTCTGTCCTTTTTCACTTTCCATTAATGCATTGAATTCTGTTTTAGATAACGGATCAGGCTTTATTCTGTTTCGCTGTAATTTTTTTACTCCTTCAAATGGTTTGGTTGATATAAATCCCGACTGATACGCAAAACGCAACAGCGAACAGAGCAGGGCGATATAGTTATCAACTGTGCGCACGGTTCTTCCTTTTTTGTTGGATCTTGGATTATCCAGGTAAAGCGTTTCTCCATGCAGCAGTTCATTCCGGTAGTTTAAGATATCGCTATAACGAATATGTGATATCGGGGTACTTTCACAAATTATTATTCTGAGTGTTTTTAATTGTGATTTCGTTTTCTTCATTGTGTTTGTTGTTAACTCTGTCTCTTTAATTTTTGTCCAGATATCACAAAGCTCTCCGAACGTTTTTATGACTCTCGTTGTCACCATTTTTGCCCCAGTGCTGGACTGGGGAAAACGTCTTAAATACTCAAATTCACCGGAGTTTATTTCATGAACTATCAGCGCTCTTAAATTTCCGGCCTTTTTAATATTACTGTTTGTAATCTCCCAGCCTTTTAATGTTTCCCGACATCGTTTTCCTCGAAACATGAACCAGATGCGAATGTATCTACCTCTAATCTCGACACCTGTTGGTAATTTAGACATATCATGAGTCTTTGATAAACTGATTTATCTTTGGATAGTTGTACCAGATAATCCCTCGTTTGCTGTCTGGCTTACCTAAAGGAGATACTCGTTTGAAGTGGAAGCCCTCCACCCAACAGTTCTGGCGGTATGCTTCAATTTGTCTGGCCCCCAGACCAGTGCGAAGCATCAGGCCGTATTCAACCATCCACTCTTCATTAAAGATTACTTGTGCCATCGCATCACCTCTGGCAGGCGCCAATGTTAGACTGAAATTGACGCCCGATGTTGATTATTAATAATCAGCTATGAAGTTTTAATTTGAATACAATGCAATTCTCGAGGACTGAAGTTTCTCGCAATTAAAATTTATCAGTTTTACTTTCTGCTCTCTGGAAACGCCTGCTTCTTTTTTACCTGAGAGCATTTTTTCGCATTCTGATTTCGTTAGTTTAGATTTTGAATATCTTGTCCAGTTAGTAGGAGTGCCACCTTCCTTTTCAATAGTGGCGGTAATTTTATACATGAACACCTCCATTATTATTTCCAGTGGTTCGTTTATTCCATCTTTCGAGTGCTTCTTTTTCACTTCCACCATAACCGGTTCGGGATTCGCATCCGTTACACTTCGCTCGGTAATATCCTGAAATGGCTTTCACCGTTACTGATGGACAACCACAAAATGGACATGGTTTAACATTGTCATATCTCATAATTTTTCTCATAAAAAATATTTCAAGTTGGCGGTGCATTACACCGCCAGGCTGAATTATTCCTCTGAATTATCGATTACACTGTATTCCCCGGTTAATACAGAGGAATCTGCAGGATCGATTGTCAGTGGTTCCTTTTCATCCATTGATACTGCACGCTGGATCTCAATTGATACGGGCAAATATTTGAACAGGCGACGAATAGCCGTTTTCTTTGCCATTTCTTCCCAGTGAGTTACCCACGGCCCGTTATTACCAGCTTTACTCAGGCTGCGCACCAGCTCAATCTGTTTGCGCGTCATAACTTCAAACTGAGTACCTCCGTCTTTCAGTCTTGCGACAGCATAGACGTGGGTAACCGGGGCATCTTCGTTTTCTCCCGGGCGGTGTATTAACTTTTCATCAAGGCCAAATTCGAAGCTAAACTCGTCACCTTCACGGACAACACGGGCTGACAGGCTGGCGATTTGACCAGAACGGCGAGCCAGATCAATCATGCCGCGATAGCCAATGATTAGCTGAACGTTCTTTTTACCGCTCTTTTCGTTTTTATTACCAAAAGGCAGTAAATATGCATGACCGAGGGCGCTACCTGGCTCAAGTCCGAGCTGTGAACACTGTACGATCGCACTGACAAAACTCATAGTGTCACAGTTTCCTAACGCCGGAACTTTACGAATTTCTGTGGTGGCGATACGGATCATACGTTCAGCCGTCATATGGCGTGGAAGAGCTGCTGCCAGTTGCTCTTTCATTGATGGCTGGTTAATAAAACTAATCACGTCGCTATTTTTAACTGCTGCTGGTGCACGGTTTCCCTGAGTTTTTTGCAGATCGGCTTTTGCGATTGGTGGTTGCTTAGTCATTTGCATATTCCTTAGCCCAGCGGGGCAGTGATAATGTCTTAATAGCTGGCCATTCATCGGTATTCAGGCAGTCAGACAGGGTTCGCAGATTGCGGTGATATTCCTGTTGACCTGCCAGTTTTGCTTCTTCGCCCATCATGAAAATTTCAACCGGATAACGTCCGCATTCAATAGTTGTGCTGGCAACCAGAAAAACGAAAGTTGGCTGCACTCCAAACTGTGCTTCATAACCGTCACTGTAGAATGCATCCTGAACGTGATAGCGGTAGTCGTAATAAGCGGTTTTGAATCGTTGAATATCCGCCGTAGTTTTCACGTCCATGATCCAGTGAAATTCAGGGATAATTTTGTCCGGACGGCACCGACACAAAATTCCTGTTTCAGGATCTTCCCAGTAAATTGATGATTCAGCGTGTCCGGCGCTTTCAACAAGCCATTGCCCCAGCGGCAAAGCCATAACGCTTTGATACATGAGTTCAATTTTCCGGCCTTCTTCCGCAGTGATAACCGTTTTTCCTGTGCTTGCGCATTCCATCAGAAACGCTTTCTCTTCTTCTTTTCCGGCGTTTGTACGGCGGTTAAATTCAGGTGCTACGATAAAGCGGTTACTGAATTCTTCCGGTTCAAGTACCCGGCAGTGGAAAGCAGTTCCTAAATCGAGCGTTTTTGTCTTTGTGGTGTCCACGGGGGCATTTTTACGCCACAAATATAGTGCCGGAGTATCAGCAATGTCATCGAGCTGAGACTTACTGATACCGGGACCCGCGTGGTAATTCTCATTCGAAATTCCGTAATAAATACCTGGCTCTATGTCTTCTACGATTACGGGATCTGCGACTTCGCCAGTTTCATCACTGCAATCGCGATGCGGATCGCTGCCAGCATTCTCATTGTGCGGATGTTCAGCGCCTTCCATTTCCTCCGGATCATTTTCCTTAGCTTCAACCTGACTCTCTTCATCGAATGTTTCCTGGTATGTTGCGTCGCCCATCACCGCACCACAGTCAGGGCAGTTATCCCCGCCAGTCTGGCCGCAGGCATTGCAGGCTATTTCCGGTTCCTGTTGCACTACTGGCTCAGGTTGATTCATATCTGGGCTGGTTTTTTCCGTTTCTGGCTGGTTCTGGTACACACAATCGCGAGTCTGGATCCCCTTTACCCATTTCGGATCGTTCGGGTCGCTAATTCCGTCAACAAATTCACCACGTGATGCAGCAAGCAATTTATCGTCATCGACAGGATTTTTTGATGGAATGTTTTTCCGGGCTTCATGGAGTTCTGCCCGCAGTTCCTGATATTTCGCATCAACAGAATTTACCTGTGACTGAGCATCCAGCGGCTGCGTGTCCTGATGATGTTCAGTTGCGTCCGGTTCCATTGTTTCAGCCTCTCCCTGTTCAACTGCCGTTGTTCCAGATGGTTGCGGTTTTTCTTCATCATCCTGTTTTCCTTCTTCTGTTACTCGCTGCGGCATCGGGGCAGAGGAGCGACCGCAGGCAATATCCACGATTTCCGGATCAGGGTTGGCATGATCGGTTTCAGTCAGTACTTTGTTCAGATATTCAGTGACGTGCGCGGGGATGACCTCGATCCCAATTGGTGCTTCTTTTACGGACGCAACCACGATGGCGCGGGAATAATCCAGCCCGCCAGGCATGGTGATGAATTTGTCGCGGAAAACAGAAAAGGGCGGTTTATTTTCAGCGATAATTTCCTCAATGCGTTTAGCGTGTGCCGGATGAAGGTTATAGATGTCCAGATCCATTGAACGGGCCAGTACGCCAGTGGCTACGTCGCGCGCCAGTGACGTCAGATCGTGTACGAAACCTTCGCCGCGATCGGTGAGGTTTCCGCCGCCAGCATTAGCACCGGAAGCCGTGCGAGTGATGTGTGAAACACGATTACCCTTCATCCACTCTTTTGTCAGCAGTCCTCGATCGGTGTAGTCAGCGTTCAGGTATGCTTCGAAAAAAGCAGTTATCAGTCCCAGGTTTGAATTACCAGGATTAGGGAAAACTTTGTCAGTGTCACGAACCAGTTTGTGGAGTTCGCGAATTTCCAGCGGGTCGAGCAGGCTGGTTTTGTGGGAAACAGCCAGGGCAGTAACAGCCGGTAGTTCTTCAGCCCGAGCAATGTGTAATGCCTGGAGTCCGTCGCGTGAAACGTGCGTTACCGGTTTTTCGCTGCCGTGTTGAGCAAGCCAACGAATGGGCAGTTCCTGGCCAGAAATTGGGAGTAGCATATTCTCCTCAATCTCAGTCATGTCTTCGCCGTTGACGTTGGTATTGCCTTGATAGTGAGCGTTGTCTGGTGCTGCTCCCGGTTTTAGTTCCCATGTCATGGAGTCTTTGCTGAGTTGATAGCGTTCACTCCAGGTAAAATCGATCTCACCTTCAGCGGGCAGGTCATTAACGACAGGAAAATTCGTGGCAACAGCTTTAAAATAGCTGCTCAGTTTTTTACCTGACTTAACGATCAGGTAGTCCAGAGTGGCACAGGTCGATTCAAAATCGTTGCTTGCCCACAGGACGACGTCAGGTTCACCGGATGATTTTTTCGCTTTCCGTAACAGGAAGAGTGGTTTTGTGCTCATTGTTTTTTAACCTCAACTCAGATTAAAATTCGTTTTGTTCAGTGAATGATCTTGCCGGATACACACTGTTCATAGCCTGCGCCATACGCAGGCTATTTCTTTCAGATTTCACCTTTTAATTTCATTGCAATTAGAGTTGCCAGAAATTCGGCTTTTTTTTCTGCGGGCAGATTCTTTCCGATATGCACCAGGCACATTTTTTTGACACCTTCATCAAGTGTTTTTACGTTGCCTGATGGACCATCGATATCAACCACAGTGAATGGGGTTTCTTTATTTTCTGTTTTAATTACGTAGCCAATGCGCTTTCCTTCCAGATTCACCTCGTGAACAATGTCATCGGTAGTTACAACAGTGGCTTCATAATTGGTAATCATGTTTTTCTCCTTAATTAAGGTTGAGCGAATACCTGCCATTTCTGGCATAAATTCAGTTTCGAATAGTCAATTAATTAAAGTTCATGTGCCATCTGGTCTTTTTCGGCACAAGCTTCACTGCAATATTTTCTCGGTTCGTCTTTTGATAAAATCCCGTGCATGAAGTGAAGCATTCTTTCAATAGCTTTGCTTTCTTCAACGTCTTTTTTGCAAAGGTGGTAAGCACATTTTATTTTCTTAGTCATCACCATGACTCCGCCTTTACAGGTAAACCATCACGACCGAGGAAGACTTTAATCATGCGGTCAGTAATGAATGTTTTTGTGGTCAGGTTACGAATATATAGTTTTCGCTTTTTAATATTGTTTGCCGAGGCAATATATGTCCGGCCTTCATGAAGAACATAATCGCCAGGAGTCACACACTGACGTGGTATTTCATCAGTTCCGAAGTGATGTGCAATCATAATTATCTCCATTTTTACAAATGAACTTTGTTGATGCGGTGTCTGGTGCCTCCAGGTGACTGCAACCAGTTAACAATTACAGTCGGCTTTCCCACCCAAACCAATAAGGACTAACATGACTTTTAACTGTGCCACGTGCGCTTAGCCGCATTCACCGCATCACAAAATTCACTTTAAAAAGGGCGGACATCAGCCGAACTTCAAGAAAAAAACTGATGCCGCCAGGACTACACACAGCAATGTCGTTATTTACAACCGGAGGCGCACTCCCACCATTTAAATTTAACAGACAAGACCGACTCTTTATGGATATCGGAAATGCGCCTTCGTGTTGTGCCCGGTTTTATTTCACCACCTCCGGGCTTCGGTGGTCTCGGCTATACCCCTACAGCGAGAGCTTGTGTTAACATTTCAATACCCTTACAGTTGAGAGTTATTGATATGTTGGATGTATTTACTCCATTGTTGAAACTTTTTGCTAACGAGCCACTCGAAAGACTTATGTATACGATTATCATTTTTGGTCTCACTCTCTGGCTGATACCGAAAGAGTTTACTGTCGCATTCAATGCTTATACTGAAATACCTTGGCTCTTTCAGATTATCGTTTTTTCCTTTTCTTTCGTGGTCGCCATTTCCTTCTCAAGATTGCGAGCACATATTCAAAAGCATTATTCATTACTACCAGAGCAACGAGTATTGCTTCGTTTATCTGAGAAAGAAATCGCTGTATTTAAAGATTTCCTTAAAACAGGAAATCTTATTATCACTTCTCCTTGCCGTAACCCGGTTATGAAAAAATTAGAACGGAAGGGCATCATTCAACATCAGAGTGATAGCGCAAACTGTTCTTATTATCTCGTCACCGAAAAATACTCCCATTTTATGAAGTTATTCTGGAACAGCAGGAGTAGACGTTTTAATCGTTAGCTTACTGTGTGCTTCTCCAACCATCGGCGCGCACCAGTTTCGGTTTTAAATGTTTTGCTTTTGGTATACGTCATGGCAGTGAACGTTCCATCCTGGTTGGGGAACACGCCGCACACCAGGGATTCGTTGTTGCCGAGGTCGATTTTTTGCATTTTGCGAATCTCACATCTTGTTGCTACGTATAGCGACTTCTGCCTGCCAGAGATCCCAGTCGTTGCTGCGTAAAGCCTGCACAGCCTGGTTGTAAGTGATACCGCAACAATCCATCAAATACTGAACTACTTCGTAATGCACCATCTTATCTCTCCCCTTAACGCCGGGTGGCGGAACTAACTGCTGCACTGCAAAATTTGAATCCCGCCGTCATGTTCATACGCCTCGGGCTGGCTACTTAACCCCTTACCACTGCCTGGTAACTCGAAGTATTGCCCGGCGTTCTGTGGGGCGGGGTGGGTGGTATGCTGGAACTATAGGTAATGCCTAATTGATTGTCAATAGGCTATGCCTAATGTTTTGAGCGTAACCTAATAGGTGATGGCGACAGCAGAAAGTGATGGGGGGGTTAAATAACGGAATCCAGGAGTTTTCCGTCAGACCATATAAGTTTAAGTTCCAGTTTTTGTGATGTTCTGGCTTTTCCGTTCAGATTCAAGAGCTTTCAGATACTTACCCACTTTCATTTCCATCGCTGCTATGTAGGCGCGAACATCGTGGTCAACCCAATCTGGTTCTGTAGCATTTCCAGATAACAGGAAAGCTACAATCGCTCTTATTTCATCAGAGGCTGCTTGATAAAGGTTGTTTATATCTAAAAGTTCACTTTTTGTATCTGAATTGGTGGGGGTTGGTATGGGGTATTCGTTAAGCCCCCAATGCTCTGGACCAACAACATCAGAAAAGAAACGCCATAATTCTGGAAGTTTATCTTTACTTATAGAGCCTTTCTTAATCCAGTCATAAATTGATGGTGGTTGGACTTTAAAGTGGCGTGCGACCTCCGCCTTTGATTTGACGGATCCCGATGCGATTTTTTTGTTAATGGCCTGCTCTATCGCTCGGCCTAAGTCTTTACCACTAAGCATTGCTTAATATTCTCCTATGCGCATTACATTAGGCAATCCCTACCCTTACTGCATTAGGCACAGCCTATTGACAATTGCGTTAGGCGTCGCCTAATATTTCTGTGTGTTTTTGGAGTTCATTCGATGAAAAAAGAGAACTATTCATTCAAGCAAGCTTGTGCTGTTGTCGGTGGGCAATCAGCAATGGCTAGGCTTTTAGGTGTATCACCTCCAAGCGTAAATCAATGGATCAAAGGGGTACGTCAATTGCCTGCCGAGAGATGTCCAGCAATTGAACGTGCAACAAGAGGTGAGGTTCTGTGCGAAGAACTTCGTCCTGATATTGACTGGTCATATTTACGACGTTCGGCATGTTGTTCGCAGAATATGTCAGTGAAGCAACTAAATGACAGTAACAAATCCTCATTTGATCATACCTGAAACATCAAGAGGCAAATGATTCATGAAAATCAAGCATGAGCACATCGAATCAGTGTTGTTTGCCCTAGCAGCCGAAAAAGGGCAGGCATGGGTAGCCAATGCAATTACTGAAGAATATCTGCGCCAGGGGGGCGGCGAATTGCCCCTGGTTCCAGGCAAGGACTGGAACAATCAGCAGAATATCTATCACCGTTGGTTGAAAGGTGAAACGAAAACGCAAAGAGAAAAAATTCAGAAGCTGATCCCAGCAATTCTGGCAATCCTTCCGCGCGAGCTGCGTCACCGACTCTGCATCTTCGATACCCTGGAACGCCGTGCATTACTGGCGGCGCAGGAAGCGTTAAGTACGGCAATTGATGCGCATGATGATGCAGTCCAAGCCGTTTACCGGAAAGCGCATTTCAGCGGCGGCGGTTCTTCCGACGATTCTGTCATTGTTCATTAAGCAAAAGTTTCCATGCTGTTTGTGCTTATTCTAAGCCACCGGGCAGCATCATACGGGGCAATTATGGCCGCATTACCATACATGCAACTGTACATAGCTGATTACCTGGCTGACACCATGCATTTGTCAGCAGAGGAGCATGGTGCGTATTTGTTGCTGATGTTCAATTACTGGCAAACAGGAAAGCCAATACCTAAAAACAGGCTGGCAAAAATTGCCCGTCTGACTAACGAGCGATGGGCTGATGTTGAACCATCCTTGCAGGAGTTTTTTTGCGATAACGGCGAGGAATGGGTGCATCTTCGGATTGAGGAAGATCTGGCATCAGTCAGGGAAAAATTAACCAAAAAATCAGCCGCAGGAAAAGCATCTGTTCAGGCCAGAAGAAGCAGAAAGGAAGCAGATGTTCAAACAAAACAAGAGAAAAATTTAACAGGTGTTCAAACAGATGTTGAAGTGGTGTTTGAACATGATGTCAACACAAAGGCAACTAATAAAGATACAGATAAAGATCTAAAAACAGATCCCCCCCTAAATCCCCCCCGGGGGAATCGAGGTGTCAAAAAGTTTGACCCTCTGGATATTACTTTGCCGAACTGGATTTCTGTCTCGCTTTGGCGTGAGTGGGTTGAATTTCGCCAGGCATTGCGAAAACCGATTCGAACGGAGCAGGGCGCTAACGGGGCGATACGGGAGCTGGAAAAATTCCGCCAGCAGGGTTTTTCACCTGAGCAGGTGATTCGACACAGCATCGCCAATGAATACCAGGGCTTGTTCGCGCCGAAAGGTGTTCGACCTGAGACGTTACTCCGACAGGTTAACACCGTCTCGTTACCGGATAGTGCGATCCCGCCAGGCTTCAGGGGGTAACTGACCATGAAAAATATTGCGACAGGCGATGTTCTTGAACGTATCCGCAGACTGGCCCCGTCACATGTAACCGCGCCATTCAAGACGGTAGCGGAGTGGCGCGAGTGGCAACTTTCCGAAGGCCAGAAACGTTGTGAGGAGATCAACCGTCAGAATCGTCAGTTGCGGGTGGAAAAAATTCTGAATCGCTCTGGCATCCAGCCATTGCACCGCAAATGCTCGTTTTCGAATTACCAGGTGCAGAACGAAGGGCAGCGATACGCGTTGAGTCAGGCGAAATCCATCGCTGATGAACTGATGACCGGGTGTACAAATTTTGCGTTCAGCGGAAAACCTGGTACCGGGAAGAACCACTTAGCGGCAGCTATCGGGAATCGCCTGCTGAAAGACGGTCAGACAGTGATTGTGGTTACCGTGGCTGATGTTATGAGTGCCCTGCACGCCAGCTATGACGACGGGCAGTCAGGCGAAAAATTTTTGCGGGAACTGTGCGAAGTGGATCTGCTGGTTCTTGATGAAATTGGCATTCAGCGCGAGACGAAAAACGAGCAGGTGGTACTGCACCAGATTGTTGATCGCCGGACAGCGTCGATGCGCAGCGTGGGGATGCTGACAAACCTGAACTATGAGGCCATGAAAACATTGCTTGGCGAGCGGATTATGGATCGCATGACCATGAACGGCGGGCGATGGGTGAATTTCAACTGGGAGAGCTGGCGTCCGAATGTCGTCCAGCCAGGAATTGCGAAGTAATTTTTACCGGGAGAAAAATTTAATGGAGACTGTTTTTGACGCACTGAAAGCAATGGGAAAAGCCACATCCATAGAACTTGCTGCGCGACTTGATATCAGTCGTGAAGCAGTGCTGAACGAACTATGGGAACTGAAAAAAGCTGGTTTCGTTGATAAAAGCGCGTACACCTGGCGTGTGGCTGATAACAACGTTCAGCAGGAACAGCCAATGCAGGCAGAACTGCCGGAAGAAACCACCACGGCAACTGTAGTGAAAATCTCAGAGTGCGATTTAACCGCGACGATTGAACAACGCGGACCACAAACGGCGGATGAACTGGCTACGCTGTTCGGTACAACATCCCGCAAAGTTGCTTCAACGCTGGCAATGGCAATCAGCAAAGGACGCCTGATTCGCGTAAACCAGAACGGTAAATTTCGTTACTGCATACCGGGCGATAATTTACCAGCAGAGCCGAAAGCTGCATCGGTAACGGAAACTGATTTTAAAGCCTTTCCTCAGCCAGCAGGTGTTGCGTTACCGGTACAGAAAGATGCAACACAGGAAGATATTAAAACAGAAACTGTAGCGGACATTGTGCAGTCGCTGCCATCGTTTACTGCAACGCGAGAAGATGATTTGATTTTGCCATCGCTGCATATGGCAAACCGCGAACTGCGTAGGGCGAAGAATCATGTCCAGAAGTGGGAGCGAGTCTGCGCCGCGCTGCGGGAGCTGAACAAGCACTGGGATATTGTCCATAAAGTTATTGCAGCAGGTATGGAGAAATAAATACTCCTGATTATATGAGTCATCCTGCTGCAGTTGTGACCAATATGATCGGTTGTGCAGAGTTCTTCAGATAGGGGTAATGAAAACTGCGGTGATTTGTATTCGCTGCAGTTAATATAAACTCGTCGAATTTTTTCATGAAATGTGATCTTAGTCATATTTATATCACGTCTATTTATCAGGTTCTGATGAAATCATCAGGTGTTAAGATACTATTTGTGCTGTCACCTCAATGGGTTAAAAAGGAATCTGGATGAAAGGTAATATTCTTGGGGATATCCGAGCTGAACATGACGAAAAGATGTTGGAAGCTTCATTTTGGCAAACAACTGATTATAAAGCTCTTCTCGAATCCTACGATCGATGCATCATTGTTGGCCGCAGAGGAACAGGAAAAAGTGCTCTGGTGCATATGCTTTCCAAACATTGGCATGCTAAGCCAAAAACCTATGTGATGACTATTAGTCCGGTTGAAGAACAAATTATTGGATTAAGGGATGTTATTTCTTTATTTGGTGAAAATTACTTACATATAAAAGCCGGTAGCAAGTTAGCATGGCGATATGCTATTTATATGGAGCTGCTTTCTGAGATCGCAAGTCATTACAAGATGAAAAACGATCTTGACTACAAAAGTGTAGAGTCGCATTTATTATCTTGGGGACCGAAGAGACAAAATATAAGTAGCAAAATAAGAAAAAAATTGAACGCTATTCTCGATGATAACAAAAATATAAAACCAGCTACAAGAATAGCCGAATTATCCGATAAATTTGAACTTGACTTATTGGAAGAGGTGATAGAAGAAGCAATTTCGAAGTCAAATAATCAATTTGTTATTTTTGCTGATAGGCTTGATGAAGGCTATACACCGGATAATCTTGGTGTTGCAATAGTTGATGGTTTCATTCAGGCTGTGATTGATATAAAACAAAATATGAATGAAAAGGTTATTGCCTTTGCATTTGTTAGAGATAATATTCATCGAGCCATATCAAAAATGGACCCTGATTTTACTCGAAATATTGAAGGGCAAGTACTGAGATTACATTGGGATGAATATAACTTGTTTAATCTTGTATGCAATAGAATGAGGGTCGCTTTTAACTCAACCATTGAGAACAACACGAGGGTGTGGAATGCTTACACCGCAAATGAATTACAGTCTAATACCGGTTTTAAAGAAACATTGAAACTGACTCTATATAGGCCAAGAGATATTTTGGTTTTGTTAAATAATGCATTCTTGCGAGCAAACACACATGATCGTAATCGTATTGTCATTGATGACATTCAAGCAACAGCGAATACTATTTCACAAAATAGACTCAATGATTTGTTAAAAGAATATGAGAATGTATTTCCTGCATTAGATATATTTACATCGCAATTTGCTAATAGCAAACCTTACTACAGTGTTTCTGAAGCGTCATCTAAGATACAATATGCCCTTGATCTCAATGGCGTTATTGACAAGATGAAAATGCAGGATTTACTTCTTTTTGAAGGGCCAATCCAGGTGATTCAACGACTTTACAGTGTTGGATTTATTGGGTTGTATAACCAGCAGTCATCTTCATATGTATTTTGCCATGACGGTAAGGAACCTGAAAAAGAATTTACACCAGATTCAAAATTGCTATTGCATCCATGCTACTGGCTAGCATTAAGTGTTCATGAATCAGAGATGACTCCCGATGCTGCTGATGATATTCATGATGAATATGATATTGAGGTCAGCTCTGTTTCCGAAGAGCAGAGGAAACAACGAATCGGTTCGTTGCTCCAAGAACTACATAATATACCTGAAGGACCTGAAGGTGCTGTCGATTTTGAAGCATGGGCGCTCAAAACTATAAAGTTACTATTTGCTACGAATTTAACGAACATTGAGTTGCATCCCAATAAAAATGGGTTGCAGCAAAGAGATATTATAGCGACAAATATAGCTGACACTCCAGTTTGGAAGAGAATTCTGACAGATTATCAGACACGGCAAGTTGTTTTTGAAGTGAAAAACTATAAAACATTAGGTGCTGCAGAATATAGACAGGTAAATTCCTATTTGTTTAAAGACTATGGGCGGATAGCTTTTATCATAAATAGAGATCACACAGAGAATTTAGAAAAACATAAAGAGCTTACGTGGGTAAAAGAAATTTATGATAATCATAATAAATTAGTTGTGAAGTTACCCTCTAAGTTCCTTGAAAGGCATCTGTCAAAAATGAGAAGCCCGCAAAAACATGACGAAGTTAATAAACAATTAGGTAAACTGCTCGATCAGTACATAAGGGTCTATTTAAATAATAAATGTAAGTAATTCAATCTTTACCGAAAGATCATGTATCTTTCGGTATTTTTAAGTGAGAGTAATCAAAATCGTAATGAGAGCTATATAATAATCTGTATAGATTAATTTACGAACGATTCAACATTTACCGTTATTATGACGGTGCAGGTTGCAAGGAAAGACCTCTGCGAGGTACGAATCCGAACCGACCAGACGGAGGTCGCTGTCTTCACAGCTTACGAACTTGGGGAGTAAGAGGACCAGCGGGGAGAAATCCCATAAGCGCTAACTTAAGGGTTGAACCATCTGAAGAATGCGACGCCTCGGTGCCTCGTTAAGACGATGCCTCGCGTTCTTCAATTGCGTTTTGTAGGCTGTCAGGGATACTGTCCCACGAATGGCCACCTGTAAGCTCCAGATGACCATTTTTGTTATTCTCCACAACGAGTTAGTTCTTCTTTTCGGATCCGGCACTTCTGGGGGGGAAATCCAGCGATGGCTGGATTATGTCGTCAATTAAAAATGCGGCGAGTAGATTAGCAAATATCCACGCTTTCGCGAGTTCAGGTTCCTTTGCACGCAAAGCATCCAGGTGCAGCAAACTTTTGAGCCGCTTAAAAGCCAGTTCAATTTGCCATCGCAGACGGTAACAATCAGCCACTTGCTCTGCTGAATATTCATCTTCCGGTAATGATGTTAGCAATAGCACATGGCCCGCTGCTTCCAGCGTTTCCGCCTGAACTACTCGTCCTTTTCGACGATTCTCGCTGAGCAGTCGGGTTTTACTGATTAATGCTTTTTCGGGAGGAAGTGATACGGCAATGAGACGTGCCGGAAAGGGAGCTCCGGCTTTTTTATTACCTGAATTGCCTATCATTACAGTGGTTTCACCGTTCTTACCGCAATCCAGCCCGCGCAGAAAACCCATCATGTCAAAGCGCATTCCTTCTGCAGTTAACCAGCGCAATCCTCGCCAGTGAACCCGGACGATATAATCAGCTTCTCCAAAAGCAAGTGAGCGGATACATTCGGGACGCGAACCGAATCCCCGGTCAGCAATGCGTATCTCGTCTGCCGTTTGCGCAAATCGGTCCAGCCGTTCAGCGTCTCTGCTGTCGGTTAGCTCAAAATCAGTGAACTGACAGGTATGAGGATCATATCCCATATGTAGTCGCCATTCAGCGCTGCCGCCCCCGGGCGCACTGATTGCTGTTCCATCGACAAGACGCAATCTCTTTCCGCTTGTACAACCCGTAACTGCGGCGCGTACAGCAAGTGTTTGTGCGGCAAGTATGCCAAACCAGTCGGCGGCATTCCGCAGCCGCTTCAGGAGAGCCACGTCAGATAATGTTGCAACGTCATGGAGCTGAGCCCATGCAGTGACTTCACGTAATGACATCCCCCCGGGGCCGTAAGCCAGCCCCAGACGTAGCAGAGTTGCAGCATCACGAATTTCGCGGCGGCGGGTTAGAGCCCCGGCATTACGTGCCGAAGTATCCAGTTCTTCGGGCTTACCAATATGGGCCAGAATTGCTGACCAGTTATCGTGAGAGTAATTCATCGGCACGTTAAATCATATCAGGCGTAATACCACAACCCTTAAGTTAGCGCTTATGGGAGAAATCCCCGCAACCTCTGATGTATTATGCATCCTCAACGCAGCCACAGTTAACCTGATTGGCGGGTTTACTTCATCTGTAAATATTTTTATAAAAATAATGCCCACGCACAGCATAAAACAAAAAGTATTACAGATAAAAAAGGAACGTAATGTGCAGATTTGTTGTTTTCCATATTTACTCACCTTAATATGATTAACCCTGATAGGGTTGTTATTTCAGCGGTTTTCAAATGAGATATTATGGTGATCTGACAAATTTGCATAACATTAAAATTTAATTTGTTTAACCGCTTTTAATAATAAGCGTTGTTTGTATCCCAGCAATCTGTTGTTTGGTTTTTATTCCATTAAGGTGGGGGCTTTACACTGGAACCAGTTTATTTATACTTTATACGTCAGCCTGAACAACTGGCATCTGCTGCACTGCGCCATCGAGAGATTGAGAAATGGCGCATATACAACTGGTCAAACAAACTTCTTCTGGTTTACTTCTCCCGGCGACGCCGGAGAGTTGCGATTTTCTGCATCAAATCAAAATAGGTGAGTGGATACACGCAGACTTTAAGCGTGTGCGTAACTACGCATTCCACAAGCGTTTTTTCAAACTCCTGCAACTGGGATTCGATTACTGGACTCCGGTCGGTGGGGCGATCACGCCTCGCGAACGAGAACTGCTGTCTGGTTTCGTTGATTACCTGTGCGAATCAGTTGGTCGGGAACACACGCCAGCCCTGAGTGATGCCGCAGAGCAATACCTTAACACCGTTGCGACTCGTAGAACCCGGGATACGGCGTTGCTAAAGTCGTTTGAGGCTTTCCGCGAGTGGGTAACCATTCAGGCCGGATTTTACACCGAGCATATTTATCCGGACGGTAGCCGTGGGCGTCGGGCAAAATCCATCGCTTTTGCGAATATGGACGAAGTCGAGTTTCAGCAGGTTTATAAATCTGTACTGAATGTGCTGTGGAACTGGATTCTGTTCCGTAAATTCTCCTCTCAGGAGGAAGTTGAAAATGTGGCCGCACAACTACTGGAGTTTGCGTAATGGTGAATTTACGTAAAGCGGCTAAAGGCCAGATGTGCCAGATCAGAATCCCTGGCTACTGCAATCACAATCCCGAAACCTCTGTGCTGGCGCATTACAGGCTGGCGGGGACGTGCGGAACAGCGACAAAACCACACGATATGCAGGCGGCGATAGCCTGTAGCTCATGCCACGATCTAATCGACGGGCGGGTAAAAACCAGCGATTACACCAAAGAAGAATTGCGCCTGATGCATGCTGAAGGGGTTTTTCGCACACAAGAAATCTGGAGAAAGAAAGGTCATTTATGATTTACCCAACGAATACAGGAAAAAGCGGAGAACACCTTCGCCTCACCACGCTGGAAAGTGTCTGGATTCAGGGAAAACTACGTATGTGGGGGCGCTGGTCGTATATTGGCGGTGGCAGGTCAGGGAATATGTTCAATCAGTTGTTGGCATCCAAAAAACTGACGAAAACAGCCATTAATGAAGCCCTGCGCAGAATGAAAAAAGCGGGAATAGAGAAAGCTGAGCTGGAAGCGTTTTTGCGAGAGATGATCAACGGCAAGCAAAAGAGCTGGCTGGCGCATTGTACTGATGCAGAGGCGTTATGTATTGATCGAGTCATAAGTGAGGTGCTGGCAGAGCATCCAGGATTGATTTGCATTCTCCGGCAACGCTATGAAGGGCGGGGGATGACTAAGCGCAAAATGGCTGAATTGCTAAATGATGCACACCCAGAGTGGTGTTTTAGCACATGCGAAAAACGGATTGCTAATTGGTTAGCTGTTGCTGAGTATGCCCTATATATTCCCATGCGTGAATCATTTGCTGAGAAAATGGCTTGATTTCTTACGTATAAACTGCTTCAATTTTGCTATGCTTCGCAAAGCTGTATCGCGAGGCGGATTGCAGACATGGACATCGTAAAAAAACCGCTTAATGCGGTTTTTTTTACGTCAGGAAAGCAGGGGAGAATGCTGCTAGTTGGGCAACTGGTCTTTCTGCTCCAAATTATAACAGAGACCAGTTATAGTTTCGGTGCTGTGTTTTTTTTACAATATTGTGATAACACATTGCTGGCGGGAGTTTTGATATTTCTTGGCAGGGGCTGATGATGCGTTATCCTGATGTCGTCAACTCATATAAAATGAGATGAGAGATCATTGCAGGGTGGTTTGTAATTCGCTGTTTAGCGGGACAATATGTTGTCTGATACAAGACACCCGACGCCTCAGATTACTATAATAAAGACGAAGCATCCTTTGTATTGACCAACCGCCTGTTTAGGCGGTTCTTTCTGGGCTGGTTTATTGTATGCCAAATGATTATTAAAAAGGTTGTGTTAATAACAAAATCCGAAATAATATGCCTGCATATTTTTATCTTGCTTATATTCTGCATATTGTGCATAGCAGGCTCATCCCTGCAATCAAAACTGTATGATGAGTATTTTTTGTTTTCCTTTTTTCCAGTCATCTGATGATGACCTGCTTCTTTTTAATCCGGATCGACATCAGTTTTTTAAGATAATTCCTGCGAGTTATATGCATAAATGCCACAAACTCCGCATTTTATGTGGTTGGGAGTTGCCGGGCGCGCAGTGAGTTTGCTAAGAAAACTCCTGCATGGTGAATCCCCCTGTGCGGTGGGGTGATACCATTAACCTTTTCTGTCGCCGACAGGTATCACGAACATTTTGTTCACCGGGAGGCACCCGGCACCATGCACTTCAATAGATTCTCTCCACATTATGGATATTCTTTCAGAATATCCCACGCAGACTTTGTGTAAATGTTAACAAATGTGCGTTTTATTTGATCTGATTCGCTGTTTGAGCGTCCAAAACAACGGTATATATAATCCTTTACTATATGACATATGTGAGGAAAAATGGGTTTTCGTAGCGCATCAATTCTTACGTTGATTATTAGTGGGATTATTATCGGGTGCACTGATGCTGTATCGACAAATTATCATGACCGTACATCATATTACTCCGATAAAGCAATAGAGACACAGTATGTGAGTTCATCTGAACGTACTTCTGATGTTAGTGAGGATATCCGTCTGTATGCCCATCAAATCAAGAGCGCCATCGAAAAACAGTTCGGGGATGCGAGTAAGTATTCAGGAAAAGAGTGTACACTGAGAATGCATATGGCCCCGAATGGCCTTCTACTGGAGGTTAAAAGAGAAAGTGGAGACCTCGATTTATGTCGTGAAGCGATGAATGCGATAAAGAATGCTGATATACCTGCCCCCCCTTCGCCGGAAGTATATAAAGTATTTCAAAATGGGGTGCTGGATTTTAAACCCTGATATTTATTGTTTTGTAATAAACGGTTTCGGCTTAGGTTTGTTCTGACACAGCTACGGCACTGAGCTAAATTTAGCGGATAGTCAGCTCTGAGCCAGTGGCGGACGTAACAACTACTATTGCTGAGATTTTAATGGATTGAGGAGCAAGAAGTGGGATTAAAGAAAATCGTTATGTTGACTTTTTGGGTCGGTTTTGTTGCGGGATGCACACCTTTACACCCTTCAGATTGCCACAAAACTACTGCTACAGGTAGTTGCAGTTCAGGACGCTGGGATGATCAGGATGAATGGGGGGCGCAAGCGCGGGGAATCAGAGCTGCAATTAATGCCAAACTTGATGAGCCGCATAACTGGAAAGGGAAAAAATGCAGGTTGCATATGGAATTCTCTCAGGATGGCACGGCGTTAAAAATATCTACCAGTAACGGTGATAAAGCCTATTGCGAAGCGATAAAGTCCGCAGCTCATAAAGCCAAATTTCCGGCCTTCAACAATCCGGAAGTCTACAGAGATTTTCAGAAATCTGGCTTTGACATGCGAGGTTAGCTCTTCAATTACTATATCTCATTCATAGCAAACTGACAGATTTGATGATGTTCTATATACGAAACCTGTGATGTCAAGTCTGAGCTAATACAAATAAACATAATATCAGAGAAATACATTTTATTAGCTCGCTACGGCGAGCTTTTTATATTGCATCGTCTCCAGCATATATATCAATTAAGGCTCTGATTGATGTGTCTGAAAGCCTACACATAATAACTATGCCATCCGTTCCGTGCGGAGGTGAGGCTATGAAATCCATGGACAAAATTTCAACAGGCATTGCCTACGGCACCTCCGCAGGCAGTGCTGGCTACTGGTTTTTACAGTTGCTCGATAGAGTAACTCCGTCACAGTGGGCTGCAATCGGTGTGCTGGGTAGTCTGGTATTTGGCCTGCTGACGTACCTGACAAACCTTTATTTCAAGATTAAAGAAGATAAGCGCAAGGCTGCGAGAGGTGAATAA